GTGGCGAGTGCTCCAGTAAATATTGAAGCTGGGAATGTAATATCCCCACCGGGACTCTTTTTAACCATGGGTAGCTCGACATAATTAAGGGTTATGATAAACCCAGACCAGATAACGACACCAAGACGAACCATCGCCCCCAGTACCACCATCTGTTCTTCATGATCGTCTATTCCTTCTTTGATTCGTTTGAAGAGTCCTCTTTGTTCTTCTGGTTTTTTCTCCATTTACCAATCTTATCTTGTAGGAATTTTTGGATTTTTTTACGTATCCATTCAATTAAAGGCTGCGTGACTGTTGTAGCTGCCACAGCTGTAATCGCCGTTGTAGCTGCCACTACTATAACTTCCGTGGAAGGTTGAGGTATTGGCTGCTTTATAAACGGTATTTTTAATGTAGGTGGTTCGGGTGTTTCTTCTACAGTTTTGACAGGCTTATCTTCTTGATCTCTAAGGTCGCTGGGTGGAACAACCATAGGCTCATAATAAGGTACGTCAGCTGTAGGTAAGGGTATGGATATTGTTTCTATCTTTGTAGCCTTTGGTAGCTCAATGATAGGTAGCTCCATTAGCTAGTTACTTCGCATACAATTAGGGATGATGAACAGTTTGGATAGTAATATTCGTTATTATTAGTATCTCCTCTGTTTATATACACATGTCTGTTACCGTTATCGGAGTGACGTGAATACACATTGTAAGTGACTGAACCATTTGTGTTAGGCTCATCCAAAAATACCATGGTGTAAGTCATTGGTATGTTGTTATCGTAAATAGGTCCAGTAGATGATACTCTTTGTCTGCTACCACCAAAACTTGAATCACCTCTAAAAATGTCACTGCTACCTCTTCTTAATACTGGGTAAGGTTGATGGTTAGAATCCAAACCTACTGCTACGTTAGCTATAACTAAAGCTTTATTACTACTGCTAGACATAGTGATACTTCTAGATATAAAATCAGGAGTATAAGAGTTAGCATCTACGTTGTAATAAACAGAGGTATCTGTTTTATGTGTCTGTACAACTTGTATTATGTTTTCGTTATTAGGAAATGTAACTGTACCGTTACTATTTAAAACAATATTGTTAGAACCAGAGGAAGCGTGTTTAATGTTTGTTACTTTTAAAGTTGACATAATTATCCTTTAGGGTTATCTGATTTGACTTTTGCAATAGCATCTTTCCAAGTGGTTGTGCCTTCTACAGCATCGTGGTATTGCATGTCTAGTTGTTCTTGTAGTGTAGGATACGCATATTTCCTCACATTTTTATATTTTAGTTTATCGAGTTCAACTCTAGCAGCAGCAACTTTAGTGTCGTCTGGGGTGAATAGCTTGCCATCTTTGTCATAAACTTTGTCTCCTTCAATATAGGAAACAACGTCTTTGTGAGCCTCGTAAACTGCGTCTTGATCTATCGCCATGATTAAAGAATTACAAATGTTGTGTTATCGGCAACTGTTAATGTGCCTGTTATATTTATATCTCCAGCAGCAAACGAGTTCTTGCTAGAGCTAGTAGATACTGTACTACTAATTGTTTGATTGTTTTCATATATACAACCGTCAGCTATCGTAGGGTCTACGCCTGTAAGGTTGGAACCATTGCCGTAAAAATTAACAGCATGTACTTCTCCCCATTTATAGGAAGATGAACCTAAGTCGTAACTATCACTAGAAGGCATCCAGTGACTATATAGGAAACTGTTACCACCTCTATTAAAGTTAACTGCCCAGTCTCCGTTTTCATCTAAGAATCCGCCAACGTTGCTATTGTTGAAATAAAGGCTACCTCTATGAGAGGTGCTTGTATCAAATCTAAGTCTAACAGCTGAACTAGGTCCTTCAACAGTAGCTCCTTCTGAAGTAGTTTCAAACCTTTCAAGATTATTATAATATAGCTTTACAAATGATCCAGCTGAGAAAATAGCCATATTAGCACTGCTATTTTTTATTGCTACAGTACTATTATTGGTTGTTCTTAGCAATAATGAACCTGTACCAGAATCATCAATGTAGCTGTCGTTTCCATCGTGATAAAGTTGTAGGTCATTACCAGTTCCAAGCAATACCTTACCATTATCTTGTAAGAAAAGACTTGACCCGTTATTGATATAGATGTAATCGCTAGTATATAATTGACCAGTTAGTGATGCTCCATAGTTTGTAGTCTCAAACCTTTTAGTAGCATCATGATATAACTCCATTGCTCCATCTTTAATACCTCTAAGCATCCAAGATCCATTGCCATCTAAAAGACCTAGATCGGTACTACCTGAAGCATATAGGTATCCAGCATTTCCACTGGTTGTGTGTAAATTTACATAAGAAGTAGAATCATTATCGTAGACTCTAACCCCACCACTGTCTGTCTCAAAATGTTTAACATTGTCGTGATATAACTGTACTGCTCCATTACCGTTAACAGTTATACCATTTTCAGAACCTTGAGGTCTTATAAAGATATCGTTACCAGCGTTGATGTACACATCAGCACCATTAGAATTATCTAAAAGTAAATTACCAACTGCGTTTACGACCCTACTGTGGCTTCCGTCATGATAAATTTCGAGGTCATTACTTGTTCCAAATGTTGCTCTTGACATATCAGCAAACTCAAGAGCGTTCTCTGACATATCCCAGAGTACGTTTCGACCTGATGTTGCTCCTATAAAATATACATCTCCATCATGTCTTGCACCATCATCTGTAGTCGTTCCAGTAACGTCTATACCAAGAGTTGTAGTCTCAAACTTTTTATTGTTATCATAAAATAAGTCTGATGACCCATCAGCAGTAAATACTGCCATGGTTTTACTGTCATGCTTAGTAATTCTAACTGCATTATCAGTTCCCAAGCGAAGCTCACCAGTACCCTCTTCTTTGATGTAAGAATTTACGTTATCATGATAAATTTGTAAATCTGACCCTGTACCAAATATCGCTTTATCGTTATCAGCAAAATTAATATCGTTACCATTACTTTGTAAATCACCGCCTAGTTGTGGTGATGTATCTTCCACTAAATCAGCAATAGCGTTAGCTGTAATGTTATCTAATTTAGCACCATCAACAGCTAAGTCACGACCATCTACGTTACCAGTAAGAGATATATTACCTGTTACAGTTACTCCCCCACTTGTAGTTTCTAACTTTTTATTATTGTTGTAATATAGCTCTACTGCTCCATCTTTTAATGCCTTTATATAAAACTCATTTAAGGTTTGATCTTTAACTGCATAAGAATCTGTACCAACAACTAAATAACCAGTTGTATTATTAATGTGGCTATTTGTTCCATCATGGTGAATCTTTAGATCATCACCTGTTCCTACTATAAGGTTTACGTTGTCATTTAGTTTTAAGTCACCTGTAAATGTATCACCAGTTG